GCCGCCGCAGGTAGCAAGGCGGCGATCGCATCCCGGCAGGATCTGGAACTCGTCGCCGGTCGCGGGCGCGGTCAGTAAAGCGAGCTTCACGGTGAGGTTGCTCCCCGATAGGAAGCCGGCGATCGCGCGGGTCTGCCCGGCGTTGGCGCCGGTGAGACCGACGACCGTGCCGAGCGTAAAGGGGCTCGTCGTCGCCGGTACGCCGTAGATCGTCGTTTTTGTCGAGCCGCCCGCGGCGGCGAAAGTGAGCGCGCCGACGCCGGTTGCGGTGCCGTCCGCATTGCGGCCATTGACCCGGTCATAGCCGCACAAGGCGTCGCCGAAATTGTGGTCGCAGCTGGGCTGCCACAGCCGCCGCGGCATCGGGATGTTGAGTAATTCGAGAGGCGAGCGCACTTTGAGGCTGATCATCGTCCGGCTCGCCTCGATGTCGGACACCCGGCCGACGAACAGCACGACCGTTCCCGGCGAGGTGTTGCCGTAAGCCGGCATGAAAGCGCGTTCGAGGGTCACCTCGGCGCCGTCGAGCTGCCCTTGCCAGACCGCTGTCGGCCACGGCGAGGCACCCAGCAGATCCGTCGATAGCGGGTAGATCCGCACGTCGAGTTCGTCGGACTGGATACCGACCACGACCCGCGTCGTCGAGCGCTCAAAGCGCGGGCCGAGCGCAAAGACGCGGTTCGTCGTCGTATCGGTGATCGCCGTTTGGGCGCCCGAAAACAGGTACGATGTGCCGCCAAGTAGCGCGAACGTGTAGAGGTCAGCCATCACGAATTGCGTCGCGCTGTCCAACAGCGCGACGAGCGCCGCCGATGCGGGCTTCACGGCCGCACCGAGATGAAGTCCAACTGCTTTAGCGACCAGAACCGATACATGAAGTTTGTGAAATGACATGCGTCGCGGATGAACCGGCAGCGGTAGAAAAAACTAAAATCGGCGGTGACCGTGACGCCGGCGACCGGCGCCGTAGCGAGGGTGAGGACACCGCTCGTGGGGTCCACCGCCCACGATCCCGCGGGCTGCCCCACGCCATTCAGATAGACGGCCGAGACAACGTTCGGGGCAATCACCGGCTCGAGGAAACCGATGACCGGCCCCGCGATGACGCGGACGAGTTGGAAGACCAAGGTCGCACCATCGCCGGTCCCGATGGTCTGGCCGACGACCGCATTGTCGGTCGGATCATCGTAGAGGAAGGTGCCGAAAGCGCCCTGGCAGGCCATGACGAACCCCATCAGCGTGCGTAGATCGTCTTGCGGGGCCGGCTGGTCGCGCAACACGTCGTAGGTCAGGCTGAACTGCCATAGCGGATAGGGATAATCGAGCGCCCGCAATTCGCGACCCGAGACTGCGCGCTGAATTCGGGTCTGGAATATCGGCGTCTTGGTCACCGCCCAACCCTGTCCGATCAGCGCCGGAAGGACGCCGATATCCGCCACTTCTGCCTCCAGTCGCGGAGCGGGTAGGAGTACCGGCTAGCTCGGCTGACAGAGCGTCGAGCCATTGCGGAGCGCCCGGTTGATCGCCGCTACGATCTGTGGCCCGGCGTTGACGACGCTGCGCGCGTCCCAGGCGCTGATGTTCATATTGAAGGTGTGGCCGCCAACGCCGCCATCGGCGATCATCGATTGCAGTCCCTCGCTGATCGGCGCCGGCAGCACCATCTCGCGCTGATGCAGCACCGAAAGGATGCCGCCCTGCGCAAAATGCGGTACGGCCCAGCCGGCGCCGGCGGATGGCACGATGCCGCCGCGCGCAAGGCCGAGGAGGTCACCGAGCCAGCCCAAGAGACCGCCGAACTGGCCCGGGCCGGCGCCGACGGCACCGCCCAGCCCCGCCAGAACCTCGGCTTCGCCGCCGCCGCCCCACATCGCTGCGGTGTCGATTGCCTCTTCGGTGGCCCCACCGAGACCGAGGGAGGCACCAAGGAGACCGAACAGGCCGCCGGGACCGAGCCCGAGCAGTCCCTGGAGCCCGCCCGAACCGAACAGCAGGCTCGACAAACCCCCGGGGCCCTTCGAACCACCGAGAAGCTGGCCAATGGTGCTCCTGAGGAAGTCCTTGAGCATGCTTCGAGCAAGTTGGTCGAACGCGGCACCGATCGATTTCGTCCCGGTCAACACCTCGCTCGCCGCGCCGGCGAGCCGGTCCGAGATCTGATCGGCAGTGTTGGCCCAGGTGTACGCGGCCTCCGTCGCCGCCCGGTTGTATCCTTTCTCTTCCTGACGCTGCTCCTGCTCGGCCGCCTGCAGGCGCTCCGTTGCCGCCCGCTGTGCCGCGGCGACTTTCTGCCGCTCCAAGTCGAGATATTGCCTGCTGTCGCGGCCATAGAGATCGGCGACACGCGCGAGCCACTCGTCGTACACCGCAAGGATATTCTCGCTATCGCCCTTGGCCTCCTGGATTTTCAGCCGCTCGGCGGCAGCGAAGGCCTCGGACGCTTCCAGCGCGTCGCGCCGGGCTGCTGCCGCATCGGCCTTGTCGCCGGCATTGGCGATGCCGGAGCCGGCGGGGAGCGCAAACACGCCCCGCAGATCGCCGAGCTGGCTCAGGCTCGCACCCAACACCCGGGTGCTGCCGAGCGCCTGCGCGCAGATCGCGGCCATCCCGCTGCCGAAATCCTGCAGCTTGCCGGTGTAGGCGGTCCCGGTCCGCTCGAGGCCCTCGCGCAGGCGCGAAGCGAGAGTGCCCAGCTGTCTGGCCGGGCCGCTTATCGCGTCGCTGAGCGACGCGAGCCCGTCGCGCATCCGAGCAATGCCATCGAGGGCGCCGGATGTTTCGGCAGTGAATTTTACGTTTACTTGATTGTCTGGCATCGTGTGTTGCCCTGGATGCCGAATGCGGCCCTTATTCGACGGTCGAGAAATAGCCGATTGTCCCCGATGGGTCGGCGAAGGCCATGAAATCGAGCTCTTCGATCGTCCAGTCGTCGATCCGGGTCGGCAGGCTCAGCTTGTTTGCCGCGCAGGCGTTGAGCCGCAACGCCGTGCCCTTCCCCTGGTAGGTGGTATAGAAGGTCGCCTTGAATACCGGCAGGATGCCCATCGGCTGGTTGGTCAGCGTGATCATGCTGCCCGACCCGTTGATGTCGTAAGTATAGGAAATCAGGACGGCTTGGCCCTCGTCCGCGGCACTGAAGGTGTAGACGCCAGTCGCAAAATTTACGGAATATTGCCCGGCGGACGATGGCGTCGTCACCCGGTTGAACCGCGTGCCGGTCGCGGCATAGGTGACACCGAGATCGTCGTTGTAGCTCGCCGCATTGGCGACGGTAATTTGGAACGGCGTCGTTGCCGGCACCGTGTCGGCCTCGTATTCGCAGACGCCGAACTGTCCGACCGCGGCCGCACTGCCGAAAAAGATGTCGGAATAGAGAAGTCCGAGGATCTGGGCAAATTTGGCTTTGCCCGAAATCTTGCCTTGGCCGCGGCCGATCGCGACCGGAAACTGGAACTGCCCATAGAGTTCCTTGTTGGTCCAGTCGAAGTCGATCTGGATATCCTGCAGAACGCCGAACTGGCGGGGGCCGATGCCCGACCCGGTCTGATCGATACGCTCGCCCCAGAGCGCGCCGGAGCCGAAAGCCAATTGCATTTATGCGCTCCTTGTGCTGGCCGCCTTGAGGCGGTCGAAATCGAGGATCGCGGCGTTGCGCATCCCGGCATGCACGTCACCGGTGCCGAACTCCTGCCGCAACGCGGCGAGATCGGAGCCGGCCGGCGGCATGCCATTGCGCCGTGACTTGAGACCCACCAAGCCCGCGACCAGGATGTGCGTCGGCGGATGCTCCGCCAGATACGGCAACAGCAGTTCGTCGATATCTCGAAGGGTCAGTTCGTCGATGTCTCGGGGCCGGTAACCGAAGGCGGCGGCGAGGAGGCCGTAGAGGTCGTGCCATCGCCCGCCGCCGCCGACGCTTCCCCCGGCCGGTCGCTCCTGCGCAGCCCCGAGCCGGTCAGCACCGCACTGAGAACCGAGCCGGCATTGGCGAGATCCAGCATCTCGCCGACCAGTTCCTCCGCGAGGTTAGGATAATTGCGCTGCATCGCAGCAGTAACGATCCTGATGACGGCGTCGATGACTTCGCCGTCGACAATGCCGGCGCTGGTGGCGATTTTGTCGATCTCCGGCTTCAATCGGCGTAGCCGGCCCAGGGTCAGCGGCGGCACCGTCCATTTTTGCTCACCGATATCGATCTCGATGCCGGGCAGAAGATCGCTCAAGATTTTACCTCTTCCCTTGATGCTTGCGGTTTGGGCAGTTGGTCTCTGATGCGCCGCAACGTTACCCGACCGTCGGCACCTGCGTCCCGATGCACAAAATATCGAAGGCAGCGGAAGCGACATTGCCGGTCCAGGTCAGCGTGACGTGCGCGGTCGTCGCGACTGCGTAGGCGTTCGTTGTTGACCCTTGCTCCGGGTTGACCCAGCAGGCGGGTGCAGACTGCCACCCGTTGTAGGTGGGGTTGAAGTTGACGACCAGGCTCGTCGAGGCGGTTGTGCTGGTGGTGACCCGGAAGCGCGAATTTATCGCATAGCCATCAAAGGCCGCCGATCCGCCGCCGCCCGAGCTGTAGGTCGGGGAGCCCGAGTTGCCTCCGATGTTCAAGTTGCCCCGGACCGACAACTCGTACGGGCCGATTTGGCAACCATAACCATTTGGGCCGCCGCCGTTATTGACGCTGCCGGAGCACACCAGGCCCGGCGGCACCAGCAGCGCCGGAACGGTTCGCGGTGCGGTCTGCGCGGCGGCCATGACGGCAACACCGCCCAAGCAAAAGATGGTTAAGACGGGGAGAAGGTGTCTTCTTACCAGCATGTCGGGCTCGGATAGCTAGGGGTGGTACCGGTTGTCGGCAGCGTGTATCCGGGCGGACCCCAGCCACCAGAGGTCGCCGAGACAAAGCCGTTCAGATAGCTGCTTACTTGCGAGGTGGCGTTGCTTGGCATCTGGTAGCACCCGAAAAGTTGCGGGTTGCTTCCTTGGTGCGGATTGGCGTCCTGCGGGCAGCCGTTGCTAGTCGCCCCGGAGCAGGTCGTCGAAATCGATCCTGAATAGGCATAGTAAGCATTCTGGTTGACCCAAACCGGATTGAGCAAAGGCGCATCGTCGGCTACTTGATAAGAGCCGTTTCCGGTACCGCCGCCGGAGATCACCAGATTATTGGCGAAGACATCGCCGTGTTGATCGCCCCGCGAATCCCCGGCATAGGTGGGGCTCATGTCCTGCCCGAAAATCATGTGCAGAGTCGCGCCCGATCCCAAATCAATGATGTTCCCGGTCACAACATCGTTGTTCCCTTCATGCCACAGGACCGGCCACAGCACATTTCCGCTCACAACATTGCCGACTACCGTTACATTGCTTGCGCCATCATCAAGGTAAATTCCCTTCGAGGTACCGCAATCATGGAACATATTATTGGAAATCAAGATATTAGTTGAGGCGGCATCCACATCTTGGACGTAAACACAGCCGGTATCCGGGTTGCTACTGTTTCCTGAATTGTAAACAACATTATTGGTGATCTGGGTGTTGGAGATGTTTCCGCCAATCCCTTGGTTGCCGGTAAGGAATGCGATTCCCATCGCGTCGGCATTGTAAACTACATTATGCGAGCAAATGGTGCCCGGCGTGGACGGAAAGCCACACATTATTCCCGCGTAATAATGCGGGTCGGGCGCATCGCCGTTGTACCCGTGCGTGTCATGGACGATATTGTTTTCGATGATGTTATTATATGCGTATGGCACGGTGTCCATCCATGGATGGCTACTCCCGGTGCCGCCATGCACGCCGATCCCGACCCATGCGTAATTTTGGACTTGGAGACCGTTGATCGTAATGTTCGACCCGCCGGCGATGACAATCCCCTCATCGGTTCCGGTCGTCGTTGACGACGAGCCGCCGGCGATGATCGCCGTGTCATAGCCGTCTGGCGGGTAGTAAGACCACGTCTCACCATTATCCGCCTGCGTCAGCAGCAACGAATAGTTGATCGGCGTCAAGCCAGTTGTGGTCGACAGCGCACCTGCCTGCGTCCAGTTCGTCCCGATCGCGATGTTGCTTTGCTGTTGCCGCTCATAGCCGGCACCGCCCATTGCCGTGTTGGCGACATAGACGCTCCAGCCGGTGGCCGGGCTCGGGCACTGCCCCGAACTCGGCGAGGCGACGGTGAGGAAATTGTTGGCACTCGCCGCGAAACTGACTTCCGGCGAGTGTGGCCCGTCATTGCCCGAGACCGAGCAGGTGATGCGAACCGAATAGGTCGTCGCCGCGAGGCTGCCGCCGGGAGTTTGCGACACATTCGCCGACGTCAGCGCCGGCGCCCCGGTAGCGGCATAGGCGCCGACCGCGATCGGGCTATAGGTGCCGGCGCGGATATAGCAGGTCTTGACGGTGGTGCTCGCTTGCATTGCCGTTCGGCACTTGCCGAGCGTGGCGAACGGCGCGTTGATCGTTCCGGGATTGGCGTCGCTGCCGGTGGCGGCCACAAAATAGGCGACTCCCGAGCTTGTCGGCCGCAAGGGCTGCCCGTTGATCTCGATCGATTGGGCGTTGACGCAGCCCTGGCCGCAGTTCCCGGTCGACGGCCAGCCGAAGGTGCCGCCACCGTTCGCCCACAGGTCGCCGATACCGTCGAAGTCAAAAATCCGGGTCTGGCCGCCATGGCCGTTCGTCCCCGGTATCGTCGAGGTCGAGGAGGCATAGATCGACTTGTGAAATCGAGTCGAATAGCCACCCGCCACCCAATTCCAGAACTTGTCGATCAACGCATGCGGCTGTGGGTTATAGGCGTAGGCGCCAATATCTGGTGCCGCGCCGACCGGCACCGGATTGCCGTCGAAATCAAAGGTCGGTGCGTTGGTCGCGATGCCGGCGGCGATCGCCGGCGCGTTCGCGGAAAGGTGGAAATCGCTGTCGTTGCCGTCGTTCGGCACATAATTGACGAAATTGCTCGGCTGGACGGCCACGTCATTGACGTGCGTGTCGCCGTTCATCAGGCTCCACGGCGTGTTGTATTCCGCATTGTTCGTGAAGGTGTTGCCGATTGCATTGCCGCCCTCGCCGGCGCTGGTTCCGTTCAGCGTGACGTTGTTCGCGACATAGCTGCCGGTGTTCGGGCCGCCGAAATAGAGCGCGTCGGCCGACCCGCAGCCGGACCCGGCATTCGCCGAGATGTGGATCTGCGTCGCGCTGTCGATCGAGGCGATCGAGTTCCCATAGCCCGCGGCGATGCAGCTCGCCGCGGTGTGGTCGGCCACCCCCATGCCGACGGCGAGCCCGGCCGTCGTAAGCAGCCCGGTGATGATGTTCGAGCCATTTGCCGGGGTTCCGGTCACGATATGCGGCCAATCGTAGTCGCCGGCTCCGACGTTCCAGGCACCGTCCAGGCAATCGGCAAACGTGTTGTTGACGACGACCGTCGTCCGCGCCTCATGCCAGCCGGCGAGGCAAACGCCGGAGCTGCCCCACACGATGTTGTCGTAGATCCTGCCGCCCGGCTCCTGCGTGTAGATGCCCTGGATCAACGATTGCGCCGCGCCTTTGGGGCCGCAATGATAGACGAGGTTGTTGTCGATCACCGACAACGAGCCGCCGTAATAGCCCTCATCGGCGATGCAGGCGCCGCCATTGCTGCCGTTGGTCGAGCCCGGGGGATAGGCGATGTCGTGCACTTTCGAGTTGCGGACGATATCGCCGGTGCCGGCCGCCTGAATGCCCACGAACCATTGCTGGCCGGTACCCGGATAGGTGCCGTCGATCTCGAAGCCGTCGAAGATCGTGTAAGCACCTGCAGCGCCATAGAGCACGTTGCCGCCGGCACCGGCGGAATTCTGGAAGGATGAGTTGTTGAGGGTGAAGTGTGATTGATCGATGACCGTGATCTGCCATTGACCGTTGGCCGCTGTGTTCGCTGCGACCCCCTGGATCTGTACGTACTGGTTGTTGACCAGCAAGATGCTCGCCGGCGAAGCCGTCGTGACCTCGACACAGGGCGCGGTACCGGTGCAATTGGCGCTGTTCGTCGAAATCGCCGAAATGGCGGTATTGACCGAGTTCGACGTGGTCCCGACGTTTATTGCGAAGGTGTTCGTTTCTGCGGCGGTCGCGGCGATCCTGCACGACCATCTCACGTCGCACAGGTAGGTGATCGGGCTCGCCGAGGTGCCGATTTTGGTCAGGTCGCCGAGCGACCCGAGATATGTGCCGGGGGCGACATGGATCGTTGAACCGGCGCCGAAGCCTGCGACCGACGCCGCATCGGCGTGCTGGATCGTCAGGAACGGCGCCGCCTGGGTGCCGGAGTTCAGGTCGCTGCCCCAGGTCGCAACCCAGAAATCGGTGGCGTGCGCCGCGAGCGGCGCAGCGAGCAGTGCCACAAGGCCGGCAAGGAGGCGAAGCTTGGTCATCGCAGCGTGGTCAGGTCGAAGTCGATCTCGATACCCGGCAAGACACTGAACTGGCGCGGGCCGATGCCCGAGCCGGTCTGATCGGTGCGCGCGCTGCAGAGCGCGCCGGAGCCAAAAGCCAGCTGCACCTTTTACCTCCTGTCGTGTGAAAGTCAGGCGGCGATCGCGGCAGCAACCGCATCGCGCAATTCTTCCTCGATCTGCGGCGCCATCTCGGCCATTGCCGAGCGCAGAAACGAGCGCTCCGGCAGCGGCGGATGCGTCACCCGGCGGCGAAAGATCGTCTGGCCGCCGATGGTGAACCGCAGCGCCCTGGCATTGCGCGCCTCGATGATCCACTCGCGCGCCACGCCGTGTTCATGTATCCGGCCAGAGAAGACATTGGTGCCAACCGTGGCCGTCACTTCGGTCGCCGTCTCGGTAACCTGCGAATCGATCGACGATCTGAGCGTGCGGGTACGGAGCTTGAGCACCCGGCCGGTGAGTTTCTCTTGCTGCACCTTGCGCTGGAGTTCGAGGCCGAGCCGCGCCACGGCACGCGCCACACCATCGCGCACCCGACCCGGCATGGTGTCGAGCCGGGCGATCAGCCGGTCGTCGCCGACGAGTTGGACGGTAATCATGGCGGCGGGTTGCCGCTCGGATAGACGACGACGGCGAAGCGTCGGCCGATGCGCACGAGCCAATACCAGTCGGTGCGCGCGAAGCGGAACGGGCCGAAGCGCCTCATGCCGCAGCCGCCAATATCGCCGGGTCGGTCTGCGTCGGCGCCACCACCGGCGGGCTGCCGAACACCGGCGCCGCCTGGCGGTACTGCTGCAGCAAGAGTTGAATATCCGAGGCCATGTCGCGCAACGAGAAGCTCACCGTTTCATACGCCGCCGTCTCGCCGCCGCCGAGGCTGCGCGTGCGCTCGCCGATGCGGGTACGCTCGCGGTATTTGCGGCAGACGAGTTCGATCGTCGCCTGCGCCACATCCGGTGGCACCGCGGCAAATCCCGCCGTGTACCAGAGCAGCACCGAGGCGCGCTTGCGCGGCACGCGAAAGCCGCGGATCGTCAAGGCCGTCGGCGTGAACGCGTAGCCGCTGGCAAAGCCGGTCTGGCTGACAAGCGCCGACGACACCTGCCCGGCTGGCGCCGGCACGAATTTGGGTCCATAGGCGGCTGGATCTGGTGGGATCGTCACGCCATCGACGACGACGAGGAGCACCGCCGAGACCGGCTGCACGCCAAAGGTAAACGTCACCTCATCGGTGAAGCTGCCCGGCCCGTCCCGCACTTCCTGCCAGTCGGCCGAGAGGATCGGCCGGTTGAGCCAGGCCGTGACCAGTCCAGAGGCTGCCGTGACGAGGCGCGCCAACAGCGCATCATCGGTCGACGGGTAGGGCTGCTGCCCGGTCTGCAGCCAGGCCCGCACATCGGCAAGGGTTGTCAGATCGCCAAAGGGCATGGCCTCACACGCATAAAATCTCCACTGGTACGATCGCGATCGCCTGATCGCCGAGGACGCCTTCGTCGGTCTCGATCTTGCCGCTGATATAGGCGTGCTGCACCACGGCCGGGAGGCCGAGATCCTGAATCCCTGTCGCAGCGACCGGCGCCAAGGCGGATTCGACCGCATCGAGCAGCGGGTTCAGGATGATCGCCGGGGCCGAGTACGGATCGCTCGAATGCGCGTAGATGTAGAGATCGGCATAAAGCGTCCACAGCACCGGCGCGCCCAAAGCCTTGACCTTGGCGACGCTGCCCTTCTCGCTCATGAACAGCGCCGGCTGCTCGGCCGGCCCGACATCGGCCCAATGCCGCAGCCGCCGGTTCGCCGTCGCAAAGGCGGCCGCCTGCGAGGCGCGCGCCCACAGGGCGGCATAGACCGGCTCGCGGGCGATCATGGCACCGTGCAGACTGTCGGATAATAGCAGGGCTGAAAGAACAGGTAAGGCTGAGCCGCTGCCGCTGTCAACACGGATGCGGCGCTGCCCCAATAGGCGTTGAGCGTCGAATTCTGATAGCCGATCGTGGCGCTCAGGTTGGTGTTGGAAGCGCCGACGGCGCGCGCCCATTCGAGGGCGCCGAGGAGGTCGACAACATAGCCGTTCATGCCGCAACAGGTCGTGCTGTTGGCGCCGAAGGTGGCCGCACTCACCGGCACCGCCGGCTCGTAGATCGGGCTCGCCCAACTCGTATCATGGTCGTTGGCGACCGGGCCGCCCGCCGCGGCGATCGTCACGGCACTCCCGCCGTTCGAACATTCGCTGCCGGGTGCCGCGGCCGAGGTGGCGCAGGTCGGCGACAGGTCGAACGAGTAGGAGCCGCCGGAACCCGATGTCAGGTTGGTGATGTAGTAGGGCGTGTCGGCATTCATCGCCCCGCCGGTGCAGCCGGTCGAGCCGGAGCAGGCCGGCATCGTGCCGCTGTCGTTGAACCCGGTCGAGAAGATGATCCGGTCGCCGTTGTTGATCGGGCAGGTCGCGTTCGGCGTGTAGGCAAAGGCCGGCGCCGAGGTCTTCCAGGTCAATTCGTTTGCCGAGCCGGTGCCGTTGAAGCAGCCTTGCATCCAGATCCCGAAGCCCTGGTCGCTGGTGATCATCGCGGTCCCGTAGAACTCGCCGTTGATCATGGCGTTCGCCATCTTCGAATATTCGGGCGTCATGACGCGCCCGCCAAAGGTCGTATAGGCGTGGTTGATCCAGGTCGGCAGCGTGTTTTCGAGGTAGGCAAGGGCGTTCGCGTCGCTGTCGATCGCCGCCGCCTGGGCCATCACCCAATACCAGAATTCGACCATGAAGCCGGTGCCGCCGGTGCCCTCGAACTGGCCGGTAAACGGCTGGTAGATCGTCCACAGCCCGACCGAAGCCGGATAAGAGCCGTAGATGCTCGAAAACTGGTTGGTGATCTCGCAATTCATGAAGGCCGTATCGCCGGCTTCCAAGTCGCGCAGATAGGTCGAGAACTGCGAGCCGTCCCACCACACGGCGGGCGCGATGCCGGCCGCCAATACCTGCTCGCGCATGATCCAGGCGGCGGTGCGGAAGTCGTTCGGATTGACGTAGGTTGCCGCCATCCGGTAGCCCTGGCACGTCCCGGTCGTCTGGTTCGAGACGCTCGATCCCATGTAGATCGAGGTGCCTTCCATCTGCTCTACCAGCAGGTCGAGGTATTCCGGCTCCCCGGTCTTGAGATAGGCGTAATAGGCCATCTCCGGCATGTGCGACGGGCCGCCTTCGGAGAACCAGCCGTTCGCCACGCCGTCGGGCGGCAATGTGATGTCGCCCTGCCCCACCGCCGCCGCCTGGTAGACATCGGCCGTGTTCGACACCGGAACGCCGGTGTAATTGCCGTTGCCGGTCGTCGGCCGCATGATCGGCGGGTAATCGCTCGCCTGGTCGCGCAGATCGTAGTTCAACAGGTTGGCGGCGAGCCCGATCATCCGGATCAGGTAGTCGTCGTTTGCGCTCTGGTTGTAGAAGTCGGCCGCCGCCCAGCCGGTTTCCGGGCCGATGTCGAGCCGCTGGCCCGGCGTTTCGAGTCCCTGGTAGAGCGGCCCGAACTGCAATGGGTTCCAGTTGTAGGAAAAAGTGTTGTTGTCGGCGACCGGGTACGCGGTTCCCGCCCCGATCTGGTTGATGTTCCACGGCGGAACGAGCTGCGTCGAGTGCAGGTAGTTGGCGCTGTATTGGACGATGACGGTCGGGTCGCTGGCGCCGAGGCCGGTCCCGGTGCCGGCGAAATAGTTCCACTTCGCGGTCGTCGTGGCACCGAAGAGGCCGCCGAAATATTCGACGACCGGCACCGCATCGATGACGGCATTGCCGCTCGCATCGGCCGCGGGCACGACAAAGCCGGTCGCCGACGAGCTGGTCAGCAGGCGAAACTGCGTCGTGCTCGACCCGACCGGCTGCAGGAAATAGAGCGTCGAGGTCGAGAGCCCGGTCGTGCCGGCATTCGTCACGATCGCGCCATAGGTGTCGTAGCCGCCGGCGGTGTTGCCGCCCTGGTAGAAGTTATTGCTGGCGGTCGTCGTCAGGATGTTGCCGCTGGTGCAGCAGGTGAAATGGTACTGCGACGTGGCGAGCCACGGGAAATGCACCTTGGTCGGGCCGGCGCCGTACTCGAAGAACGGCAATTCGGCGAGCGTCCCGTCGCCGACGGCGCGCATCGCGGCACTCGCAACCCCGGCCGACGGGTTGTACCAGGGCTGCGCGACGCGCGGCAGGAAGCGGAAGCCGCCGAGCGTGCCCGAGCCGTTGTTTAGTGCCGAGACATAGGCGGTTTCTTCGAGGTAGCCGTCGGGCGTGCCGCCCTCGCTCGTCGCGAACCGCGCGCGCACGGACCAGGTCTTGCCGGCGCCGCCGTCCATCAGGAGAAGCGGCGTCGACTGGTTGGTGCCGCCCGAGCCGTTATTGTCGAGCCAGGCCGAGGTAGTGCCGGAGAGCCCGAAGCTCGCCCCGGCGCCGGTCAGGGTCGTGACGATCGACTGGTTGTAGAGATCGGTTGTCGTGCGCGACGAGGCCGACGGCGCCGAGCCGCCGCCGGTCACGGTCACCGTCAGGCTGCCGTTCCCGGCGATGCTCGTGCTCGCATCGAGGATCTCGACGCCGGCGAATTTGAGCGATCCGTCGGGCCACGCCGCACAGGACGACGAGGCGTAATTCGTGGTCGGCGCGCCCGAGGCGAGGCACGACCAGGAAAAGGATTGTGCCGTGCCGCCGATCAGGAATTGCGGCGCATGCCCCGATGGGATGTCGCCTTCCTTGAAGGCGGCGCCGAACATCGGCGTGACAAAGGGTGCCGCCTGCGTCGAGCCCGAGGTGTTGACGAGGGTAAAGGTCGTGATCGACGGCGTTCCGCTGGCGCCGCCGCCATTGCCGCCGGGGCGGAAGACAAAGGCGCCAAAGGCGCCGCAGCAGGCGACGAGCAGCGCCGCCGCGGCGAGGCGCCGAAGAACCATCGTCATTGCAGCCTCGTCGACCAGGTCGCGGTCGGTGCATTGCTCGGCGTCCCGGTGGTCACGGCCGCGGAGACGGAGAGCTTGTCGCCGGCACTCGCCGCCGTGGCGCTCGGCGAGCCCGAGCAATCGGTCGCCGGGTCGGTGATCACGCAACTGAACCCGGAGACATTCGCGCCGTTGTCGCGCAGCTGGAACGTATAGGCGGCGCTCGCTCCCGGCGCCTGGTTCAGATGCACCCGGAAGGTATTGAGATTGCCGGCAATCGCGATCGGGAACTGAATGACGGCCTCGGTGCCGGTCAAGGCGCCGCTGTTGCCGCCGAGGCCCATATACTGCGTGCCGCTGCTCGGCAGTGTGCCCGAACCAGAGCCGCCGATGATCGGCCGGTACGGCGTCGTCATCGTCACCGTCGACGAGAACTCATAGGCCGTGGTCGCCGGCGAGCCCGAAACCGTGCCGTGGATCGACAATAGGTCACCCTCGGCGATCGTCTGGGTGTTGCCGGTCGTAGCACAAGTGGTGGCGCTGCTGCCGAGCGAACCGACCTGGGATGAATCGGTGCCGCCGTCGCTGAAGAAGAAGGTCCGCGTCGTAGCGCCGCCGGGTGCGGTGACGACGACGCACTGGAAATTGCCCCAGGTGCCGGCGACCGGCGATGGAAAGCTGCCGCCGGTATAGGCGTTGCCGACCGTGCCGGAAGCCGCGTAATATTTGGCCGCGGCATTGAGAAGCGTCCCGGACACGCCGATGAACTCGTAGCTCGACGTGTTGTCGGCCTCGAACGCATAATTGATCGAGCGGGCACCACTCGGGCTCGCCGCCGCGACGGCGTTGTCGATCAG